AAAGTGGCGAAGGTAGTACTTATACCACCAACATCACCAAAAGTAGCAACATTGAATTGCAACAATTGTTCAAGAAATTTATCTGCTGTTGCCTCGGTATAGCCACCTGTTAAAATTGATTGCTGAGTAGCATCAACCGCTTTCCCGGCTTCTGCTGCTTGCTTTTTTTTGTCAAAATAACTCATTGATTCAGATACCGCAAAAGCACCAATATTCGCCCAAGCAACCTTGATAAGTCTTGCTTTTTCCTCAGCAGTTTTACCGACAAGATCAAGAACATCACGGAAAGTCAACATTTGTGCTGTGAGATCTATTCCAGCAGCCTCAGCCATTTTATTCAAAGACTCCGCACCAACACCAAAATATTTATCAGAAATACCAACAGCAGTTGTGTAATTCAATATTTTGGTATTAAGTTTGTCAAATTCCTCATTATATTTTTTTAAAGCCTGAGCAGCATACGCAGGGTCAGCGTTTGTGTTAACAAATTTTGCGCGATCAGACTTTAACTGCTCTTTCATCGCTATAAGGTCTTCAACGTTTCCGCCAGCGACAGCCTCATCAATGCTTTTGCCGTAGTCTTCCACCATTGTTTTTGCGGCTTTGCGAGTTTCTTTTCGCTGTTTACCTGCTTTCACATAACCAGTAATACCTCCAACAATGCCACCAATAATTGCCCCTGCCGCCGTTCCGACACCCGGGAACACAGAGCCGATGGTCGCACCAAGTGCCGCACCAGCAGTCGCACTCGCAGCAGCGGATGTCCCTCTAGATTTAACAGAGTCATCATTAAACTTGCTGGCGATTTTACTTCCCGCCATATAAGCACCCGTCGCGATTGCGAGCGGTATAGCCAATTTTGTTGCTGCCTGCTTCGCTCCCGTCTTTAAAAATGTCTTGGCGTTCTTTAGTTTTCCGCCGATTTTTGCAAATTTTCCTCCCTCTTTAAAATGTTTTGCAATTCTTCCACTTTTACCGTCTACCAGATCCCCGGCGCTACTAACTGGAGAACCGTTAACATTCACGACACCAGCCTGAACATTCATTGCGCCTGTCATCTTTTTTCCGAACATAGTTCCAAGAACAGTAAAAAATCTTTTAGCAATAGTGAACAATGAATACAGGGCGGCAAGTTTGATAACTCCGCCAACTTGTTTTCCAAAAACACTTTCAAATGCATTCGCTATAGCCATTGCGGTTTTACCAAAAGCCGCCAAACCTTTGAAAAACAATTCAACAACTTTCAACAAAAGTTGAAGAGCAGGCATCGCACCGATAAATAGTTGACGAACCACATCACCATATTTGCCAATAGCAGAAAGCGTGCTAGCAATCTGCATGGCAAAGGATTGAATGGCTCCTTTGTTACTCTCAAGAGTCTGCGCAAGACTTGTCATACTCAGCGTAAAACTTGAACCAATAGCAGAGAAAAGAGGTTTAAAGAAATATTCGTTGATCAGTTCGCCAGCGGCTTGGAACTGTCGCATCCAATCCTGCATAGCGTCAAACGCATTACCAATTGTGTTGAAACTATCTCCCAAAAACTGAAAAAGGGTTGGTGTCGTATTGAGATATTTAGTCATCAAAACAATGAATTTGTCTGCACCCTTATCTACGGCATCAAGAAAACCGCCCATTTTTCCGCTGACATCAAAACTTTGTAATACATAAGACAAACGTGTGATGACTTTGCTAACTATCCCCTCAAGACGCCCAATTGCGTTTCCAGCATCTCCAAGGTATTGACCACCGATTTCGGTCAATTGACTTTTAATATTTGAAATAGCCGATTTAAAACGACCCATAACCGTATTATTTAACGCGTCTAAAGTTCCAGCATATTTTGTTGCAAAAGTTTCACCAAGTTTTCCTTCAGCGGCGGCTTTCAAAAACTCGTCGCTGGTCTTAATACCGAGAGCGCCCGCTTCTTTAACTATCTTTTCAAAATCAGGACCTAAATCTTTAGCGGCTTCAGCGCCACCAGCAAGGCTTCCCTTTTTCTGTACAGCCGCTAAAAACTCGGCAAGTTTTTTGGAACCACCTTCTAGATCTCCACCACTACCAGCAACAACATCCATCAAACTAGTGAAAGCCGCAGTTGTTTGACCAGTGATCGGCTTAACTTTGCTCAAGGTGGTAAAGGCAGACTGTAAACCCTTGGCACCAACAACAGCAAGTTGTGAGTTATCAGTAAACATTGACATCGCTTGACTAGCGGCAACGAATCTATCGGTGGTATTTACTGTTCCTTCAAAGTAGGCAGGAGAACTTTGTACAGCAGCAAACTCCCTTTGAGCAGCCAACAGAGTTGTTATAGCAACGAACGCAACACCAACAGCAGTAGCCAAAGTAGACATTGCTGATGCGTACATTTTCTGAAAATAAGTTCCTGCTTTAAAAGCAAGACTTATTGCACTTAAAGCACCTAACATCAGTGGAAAAGAAATCATTGCAAGTTTGTTAACTAATCCAAGAAGTTTTCCGTAACTCGCGATGGCTTTTCCTATGTCACCACGGAAGTCAAAAACTTGTCCAGCAAAACCTTGATAGCGTCCACCTCGTCCACCTCGCCCGCCTCGCCCACCGCGACGCCCGCGTCCGCCATCGTCGTCTCCACCACCGCCGCCACCGCCGCCACCGCCGCCACCACCGCCACTGGGTTCGCGGTCTCGCTCACGGTTATATTTCCTCTGAGCGTCAGTTAAATCTTCAAGCGCGCGACGAGTAGCCTCAATTGTGGCAATATCAGAATTAACTTCAATATCAATTACTACGCGCTCGGCTGCTGGCATACATCCATCTCCGTTTTAAAGGTTATGAATATGAGCGCTCCAGCAGATTACTGACGAGATCGTCGTCGGTCTTCCGCTTCCTGTTTTTCTCTATCCGTCTGTATAACTTTAGCACAAGCAAGACGGATGATCCATTCATCGGTGTCGCTGTCAAGAAGTTTAATTGGATCTGTTTTGAAGAGGTCGCCAAGCCTTGCCGCTAAAACTATGCGGAAATCGTCCGTTAATTCCCGGAAGACCTCTTCGTAGGGTCCAATGCATCAACTGCATCTCCGTAGCCTGCGGCTTCAATAATTGCTACAGCCGCGGCTTCAACATGAGGTTCAAGACCAAAGAAAGCCAAAACACAATCAGGGTGTGGTCTTGTTGTTCCTGTCATTTGCATAATTTCTGGTGAAGCAAAAGTAACTTCAACACCATTGTCATCGGTTGCGACAACATCATTAAGCAAAATGCCTGTAGTGGTAGCGGCAATCAAATTGGTTGAAAACTTCAAAGTGTCCATACCGCCCTTGCGTTCATCGCCAGCGTTCCTACGCCACACTTTCAATTGCTGTTGCGTAATGTTAGGAGAAACACGAATCATCACACCCGGTCGCTCAGGGATCGGAATATAAACATCTCCACGACGAACCTTATCCTGAATAACCTTTTTGAGGCTATCCAAAACATTGTCTGGCTCTACTGTCATTTGATCCACTCGCCGAGGAAACGAACCCATCGTTGATTGACTGTCTGCACTATCTTCTGAATTGAATTGAATGTTGGTCATACGCGCAACACTAACATGGCTTCAACGATCAAAATGCAACCCCAAAAAGGGAATTAAACTTGAGGGGCGTTACCTACAGAAACAGTAGCAACACTGAATGTCAGTGTGAATGTTGCTGGTGTACCCGAGGTTGCATCACCATCTGGCTCAGTCAAACCTACAAGCAAAGCGCTTGTGTACTGTCGGTCGGCACCCGGCACAGCGATATCGCAGTCAAAAACATGGACATCAATGTCGTAGCGGATACGACCAACAAGTGGACGCAAAGCCTGAATCTTCTGCATAAACGCCGCATCAGTTGACACATAGCCAGTGAGGGTGATGTCGCCAATTTCCATTGGTGCACAAAGGGTCTCGGAGAACAAGTCTCCACCGTGGTAAACCTTCTCAACAGATGCGGTGATTTCTCCGCCAGCAATCTGCGTGAAGTAGTCAGGGAAAGTCGGCAAACCAACAGTACCTTGCGATGGCGTGATCTTGCCAACGATTTGGCGCTGTGTAGCGAGATTCTTAAACAATGTTGGACGAGCCATTTATTCCTCCGTTATGCCAAAGCAGTTGTTAGATTTGACTTGATGAGATCAACTTCAATTTTGTCACCAATACTTGAAACACGAACACCAAGTCTTGCCTTGATTGTTCCCTCTTCAAGTTGGGAAACTGGGTTCAATGAAGCATCACACTTGATTGTGTAGCCGTAATCAACACGGCGACCATCGGTAGCAAAACCCTCATAGAAGCCACCGTTGATACGGATTGGTTCAACAACAGATTGAATTGCGTTGATGATATTTGCAAACAATGTTTGACGACCATCAATCGTTGAGAACACCAAATCCTCTAAACGAGCATTTGCTTCAACATTGATGTAGTTGATTGTGTCGCGAGCAGTAATGAAACGCCACTGAGCAACAACTGAAGAGTGTGAACGAGCACCATAGATGCGAACACGACCATTGATGACACGAATTGGATTGACATATGCGGCATCCATGAGATCGCCGTCAGCCCTGCTTACAGCCAAAGTGGTTCCTGTAACAAACTTTGCTTCAGATGCAACACCTGCATAAGCCTTCCAAGCACCAACAGCATTGTGTGTGCGTGCGCGAACAGCGGCTACATACGCTTCTGGTGGTACATCAACAGTTACCGAACCGTTTGGAATTTGCACCCAAGGATGGTAGAACGCCATGTATTCGTGGTATTCGGTTCCTGTGTAGCCAGTTGATGCTGAGCGTGCATTCGCAAGACTTGCTGTAGAAACGAAACCACAAAGAGCAATACGGTTATATGATGCGGCGTGTGTGCGAAGAGCATCATACAATGCGCTGTCCGAACTACCCGTAGCAACACCCGGTGCCGCTACAGCACCTGAACCAAGATCCTCCGTGAACGCGCTAATTGCGCTAATGAAATCCGATTTTGCAATCGTTCCGTTTGATCCGTTGGATGCAGAAGTTGAAGAGGCTGTCGCCAACAACTGTGACGCAGTTGCACCCGATGAGAGAGCACAGGTGTAATAGTCTGCCAGTGTGGTGTCTGCGTTCGCCGATGCAACCAATTCGGTCAACGATGCTAAGCCTGTGCCGGAATAAATTACTGTACCGCTGTAGGTGATCGTTACATCAAAAGTAGTTGTATTGTTGGCGACAACGAATGTTGCTGTATTACCCCAAGTACCTTTGCTTACCGCTGTGAAAGTAACACCCGCACCAGCAGAAGTTGCAGTCGTAAACGCTTTCGTTGCGACTACGCCGTCAGAAGCATCAACTTTTTTGAAATAAGCCTCAACGCCGCCTTCTTCAAAGAAGGTTTTCATGGAATACCACGAGTAGGAGCCGCTTACATGCGAACCAAACTTGGTTTCAAAATCCTCAAGCGAAGTTACCGAATAGGCTAAATCACTTTTCCCACGCTCTGCTGTTCCTAATAGGAAGAATTTCGCAGCATCTGCGGTACCAGTATTGATAGCGCCTGTACGAACTGCTGTTGTAATTGTTACTCCGGCCATCTAGCACCATCCATTTGAGTTGAAGAAATTTCTGTAAAACGAGTATACATTACTTAAACTGTCTCAACAGAAACATCGTTATTTGATTGGGTTGATTCTTTTACATCATTTTTATTATCATCCGCAACAACTTGATCTTCTGTGTCCGAACTGAGAGATGCTTCTACCGTTGGTGCTGAGGATGAAGGTTTCTTTTTTTTTGGGGTTTCGGCACGCTCTGTTTCTACGACAGGGGCGTCGTCCACGCTCATTCCAATAATTTCCAAAAACCCTTGTTCTACAAGGGAAAGATTTTCAGGGCTTTTTTCAACCCAAGCGGCGGTTTGACCTTCAAGCAGATGACCCTCCGAGGATACTTCTAGATAGCCGTTTGTCTTATTCCATACCCGTATACCTGAAGGGATGGTGTGGTTCTCAGTTTCAAATGATGGTTTCATCAGTAGGTAGCCCCTGTATTGCGCAAGTTGTAGTTCTCAATTTGATAGCCAGTTATCGCCGCAATCTGATCACGGTAAATTGTTTCGTTCAGTATTAAATTGTAGCCTAAATATGCTCCCGCTAATACGCGGTCACCTTTTATGAGGGTTAAGTCAGAAAACTCTTCAGTAAGTGAGGATTCATCAATCATGACCTCTGCGTCAAAATCGCTGTCATACCGTGTCAGACAAGGTTTATCCATCAAAGCCGACCTGACAACCGTCGTCAATCTATCTCGCATTAAGGTCACGGCTTCAGAACCCTCGGTTTTAGTCCAAATGTAGGTGCGCATACTGTATGTAACTCTGTATAAGGGGTCACCCTGTCCGCCTTGCATCATCCGCTCAAAAGGGGAACTTGATAAGCAAACGGTGATAATTGTCGGCCAGTGGTCAAGAGCAATCGGCTCATAGGTTAAAAAGAATTCAGGTGTTGGCAACTCACTGGAATCTAAGTTCCAACCTGAACGATAACGATTTATCCTGTTGGGTAAATCACTATTCAAATATGTGTTGACATAATATTTAGCCCACTGTGCTCCGTGCATCAAATCTGTTACTGGTGTGCTCATCAATTGCCCTCAAATGCTAAGTCGCCCGCGCCTGCACCCAACTTACCATCCACAACATGTCTCGCCGAAAGCAAAGCAACTCGCGCAGCAAAGCCTTTCGGTTCATAAACAAGTTGACGCTTCGGCATTTTTGATGTTCCGTATTGATGGAATTTTGCGTACTCAACATCTGTTCCAAATGTGGCTTTCATGAAACGAATAGAATTTGCAGGACCGTTAAGGTTGCGCAAAGAATTAAACAATTTTTTGCTGACTACCATGTCGGGTCTGCCGGGGTAAGCGGTGGCTTTCCAAGCAGCATATTCGGGATCAAGTGGAGACCACGGTTTGCCAGAAGGTAAACCACCTTGAGCAAAATTTTGTCCGTTCATCAATCCAAGTTCTCGTTTAGCCCATCTAAATACTGGTCTAAA